CTGCTGTATCTTGTAATAATAGTAATTCAGAAGATTGATATTGTCCATAAGTTAAATCTTCAACATTAATTAAAAGCTTAGCAAAGTGGGTATTAGCTTTATCTTCGGAGAAGATTACTGCACCAATAGAGCTTACATTATTTATTGTTAAGCCCTGAAGTGTAAACCTAGCAGTTTCTATGCTATTAAAATAGTTACCATTATAACTTAACTCATTAATAGCAGCAACTAAATTAGACTTATTTGTAGTAACAAGGTTACCTAAGTCGCCAACATTAGAAGTTAGGTTCGACTGTACAAGATTTACATTAGCTGTTAGATTACTAGTAGCAAGATATAAATTTGATTGTACAGAATCTACGCTAGTTTGTACTGTGTTTATGTTAGACTGTAGATTATTGCTAATAGAGATTAAGTTTGATTGCACAGAATCTATATTAGCTTGCGCTAAACTTATGTTAGACTGTAGATTACTGCTAATAGAGATTAAGTTTGATTGTACTAAGTTTATATTAGACTGTAGATTGTTACCAGTAGAAGTTAGATTTGACTGGACTAAGTTTATATTAGCTTGTACACTAGAGAAATCAACAGCAACATTAGTATTCTGCGCTAAAGTTATTCTACCTTGCGCATCTACAGTAATGGTAGGTACTTTGATTACTGTACCGTCTGAACCGCCGTAAGTACCTGCGCTAACACCAGTACTAGACATGCTAATAATTAGCTCATTAGCACCAACAGTAGTATTTACACCGTTTTGTCCGCGAAAAGTTAATGTTTCAGAGCCTACAACTACTACGTCTGAACCGGAGTCGCCTGCTATAGAAAAATTAGCTGATATATTAGAAATGGCTAAAGACAATGCTGCTGCGTTAGCATTAGCATAGCTTGCAAAGTTATTTAAGTTGTTTTCGACTAGTCTAGCATTACCAGTAACGTTAGTTAGATATTTAGTAACGTTAGATAGAGTAATCTTTTTTGTAATTAAGGGACCGACATGATCAATTACAAAGACATCTTCTGGTGCTGCTTGAGTACTAGAGAGATGCTCTAGTGCCGTAATTTTTACGTTTGCCATTAGAATCCCGCTTGCATTATTCGACCATCTTGCGTGATCAATGTAAAATCGTTTTGCGATAACAGATCATATTGCAGGGTTTGTCGAACTATAAATATACCACTTTGAGTGATTATAGCATCTTCAGATTGAGTGAGCAATACATCAAAACCATCTCCCTGTGATTGGGGGGTGGTTCTGATAAAACGATTTAGGGCAGTTATAGCTAATTTAAGACGAGTAACTAAGCTCATTAGATTCTCTCGCTTATATAAAGAGTTCCTTCGCCCTCCGATAATGCTGCTATATGTTTAGAGTTTAATAGTGCGTTATAGTCTGAACCTAACGATATGTCTATATAAACTCCAGCCGGTAAAAAGTGTGAGTCAGTTAAATTAGCTACTGTAGTTATATCACCTATTTCAAAAAAGCAATCAACAGTAGAATACGCGGATATAACACGAGTACTAGAACCAAAAGCGCTTGATATAGCTGAGATTGGAGACAACACGATCTGCTGCCCACTACTACGTTTATAATTTAAGACTGGTATAGGGTAGTTAGCTTCATCACGTGGTTGCTTACTCATTATTTACTCCAGTAGGTCTTTCATAAGCCTATCATAATTATTTACTTGAATTGCTACAGCCGGGCCTTTAGCCTGCGGCTTTAGAGTAGCCTCTACGTCAGACAGGTGTTTCATCCAATCGAGTAGGTCTTTCTTACTATATATACCTGTTTCCACAGCTTCTTGCACCTTCTGATCAATCACTGAATTGATAAGTGCAATACGACGAGCTCGGTTGAGGTATCCTTGAGTAGCAAATACGTTATCTATGTATTGCTTTACCTCGCGCTTTTCTATAACTGTGGTAACTCGATCTTGAGATATACCATACTCATCAGCTATAGTGTCCACAGACTTACCAGATAGATAGTCATTAGCTATCGCAAGCAGAACCGGATCTAGAGCCGGAGCGTCTAGAGTGCGATTCAGGGCTTCGACGGTAGTCGATGGCGAGGTTATTGTAACGTCTTTCATTTTATTTCCTTATTTTATCTCTAACCAGTTCATAGAAGCTCTACAAGATGTATTAGTAGTTCCTAATCTACTTACTATAACTGCTAGTACCTGACTATTAGTACTATCATAATTTTGATATATAGCATTCATAGGATTATTTATAATAGTTATCTCAGGGTTTGTACCCAAGCCACTACCTGCTCCAGAAATAAAGTTATCTTTAAGAACTGAGAAATTATTATCTGAATCCCAACTACTTGCCATATTTACACCAGTAGCGTATTCAGTCCACCCATAACCAGGCACATCTGCCCAAGTAGGAGCTGATAAGAACTTTGAGCTATCAGGAAGTACTACTAAACGATACCTAGTATCAGCAGTAGAGAATAATGATACACCTGTTAGTTCGTTAAAACTTCTGTTAGGCTTACCTATTAAGCTATTTTTTAATCTAATAGCTAAGATTGCAACTCCTGTAGTACCTTGTGTACTACTTACGTCTATAACACTGCCAGGACCTGTGCTTACAGATTTACTATAGCTAGTTGTACCTACGCTACCTTCTACGTAAGCACTAGCACAGATCATCATTAGTGAGCTTATAGATGCTGTAGCGCCTGAATTATATATTTCCCAGCGGAATGGTAAACTAGGCTGATTCATATAAGTTTCAGTAGTTACGTTAGAATGATAAAAATAATGAGCATACGTAGGAACTCCGTTATGTACGAATCCGATGCGAACTCTGCCAACACCAAGCCATTGATAGTCTATAATAGCAATTTGAGCTTTAGAAAAGTCTAGATAGCTCATAGAGCTTTGATTCCACGAACTCTGATCTACAACTTCAACGTCTGTTCCGTTTTTACGAATAACAAACTGAGGAGTGGTGCCATTCATTCTAAAGAATATACCATTTAAGTCGTCAAACATGCCTACTGCTTGTACTAAGTTAGCTTTAGCAGGGTTCATTACAAATGTAATTAGACCCATAGTACTAGTACCAGAAGTATAAGGGTGGTATTTTTTAGTTTGGCGTACTACACGACTACCGCTAGTAGTAGTAACAGCTCCTATAAAGCAGTTTCTAGCTTGGTCAGCAGTAATCGTACCACCAGTAGCTGTAAGATCATTCATTTGTACGCTAGTACCGCTACCATACATATAACGATAGTCTCCTAGTAGTCTTGATTCAGAAGTTCTTAGTCTACTAAAAGCAGTTAAATTAGCAGAATCCCCTAAATAAGTAGATAGAGATCCTCCAACATCATTTTTTACTTCTTGTTCAGAGCTAAATAAGTAACTCATATAATTCTCCATCCATTATTGTAGATTAACGTAAGTGATCCATTGTTTATTTGTAATGTTGCATTACTCTGATTGTCAATGCTTCCTACAAGAGTGATAGCGTTTGTAGAAGCATACCCAGTTTCGTCTTTAACTGTAATTCGCTGCCCTGTATACCCGCTATGCAATGCAATTGCGACTGGTCCAGCATAGGCAACCCCAACATAAGATGTAGCGTTGCTAGTACTATAGCTGGAACTGCTAACGCTCACACAATTTACTTGATACGCGAAGTTATCATTAATCTTGCCAAAAGCGGTACGAAGCGGATCTCCACTACCGTCGTTTGGTGCTGCTCCAATGTTTATTATTTCATAAGCCATTTTTTATCCTCTATCTGCTTTATAAATTGTGCTATCGGCAGTAACAACTGTTGAATCTGCACGTATAGGAGCTGGCATACCATAATGATAGTCTACACGATATAATATCTCTAGCTGCATATCTACAATTCCATATGGAGCCATAGTTCCTTCGTCTGTACGCACACTAATTACACGAGCATCATCTACTAGACTGCGATTAGCAGGAGCATAGGTTTGGATCGCAATTTCTATACTTCTCATAAATGTTTCTATGTCGTCTAGCTGATCACTATACTGATAGCCACGGAGCGAAACAGCACATATAGCATACGCTCCTCCATCGCCCTCATGCACTCGACTCTCATTCTGCGGATGAATGTAAAACGCAGGAAAGCTATTTACTTCATGTAAAAATCGCATACCACGAAATCCAGCAGAACTAGTGGCAGTAGCGATATGTGCAACTAACGTGCTAAGGATCGTTGTGCGTTGACTCATCGTTCAATCATCCATTCCAGGCTACACTGCACATCGCATATTCCATATGGGGCAAACAGCCCCTCATCAGTGTGTAAGGTTAGTACTTTTGCGCTATAGATCAACGGAGATCGTAGGTTCTGGATCACGCTCTCTATCTCTCGCGCTAGCGCTTCTGTCTCATCAAGGCTTGTTTCCATGCTAGTGTGTGTGTATCCGCGGATTGTTAGCGTAAGTTCATTAAGAGTAGCTTCTGCGCCTAGAGCAGTACGCGTAACGGTGGCGCGTCGCGAAGATAGGTTATTGCTTTCATTCTTAGCACTCAGCATCGGGCGAAGGATGACCACGCTCGGGAATGAATTTACATCATCTAAAAACTGAGCACCGATCGTACCTAGAGGCGCGAGGGCTGCTTCTAAAACTGCTATTCTACTATACATAAGCTAATTGTAAATTCAAAACGCTATGCAGTCCAATTTTAAATAGTAAAGATTGGGATAGTGTCAAAAAATTTTATTGACAAAGCTGTACGTACAATCTTAGTGAAACGGGTATATGATGTATTAGGGGATATTCTAAGATACGTCGGATGTGCGTCTACAAAGTTATTCAGACGCATCTTGACGAATTAAGATCTAGTCTTTTTCTGTAGGTTCTCTGTCAAAAAATTTTAGAAAACGTTTTTTTTAATCTTTAGAAAACTGTAGTCTAGTATTGAACCAGGCTCGAACAACGTTTGGGCACACGCTTATCACGGAGTATATTAGTGGTTATCACGAAGTGATATAGGGGTGGGTAACGCCTTGGCAAGGATTATCCTTTCAAAGGAGGGCCTGATGGCGTCCGGGCTTTCCAGAATTTCCCTGATAAAGGCCGTGAGGAGGTGCGTCGCGAATCAGTGATTCGCCAAGTCTTCCTAACCGCCCCCTTGTCAATAGGTTATATTTTTGGGGTAGGGTGTGGCATATCTGCCACACTTGACAAGCCCCGTCTTAGCAAGGCTTGTAAGGCTTGGGCCACTTGCATCCGTTTACTTTTACCTCACCCGATTCGAATTTAGCTTGCATAGCGATGTGATTGCGAGCGGCCTTGCAATAGGCTGCCCATTGTGCGCGACGAGTCTCTGCTAGCGCGCGCGATTCGGTGTAGGTGGCATGGCCAGCGAATTCGGCAGGGAAGGTGCCTTGCTTGCGATTGCAATGGCCGCACAAGCGAACGAAATTTTCTTTCACCATTGCCCCACCTTTGGACTCGGCGACGATATGGCCGCATTCGATTGCATCCCAATGGCCGCAAGCGACGCAAGAGTCAAAGCGGGTCATGACGTGGGCGACGATAGCGGCGGGGATATGGGCTTTGGACATGGCGATTCTCCGTGGGCTTGCTTGCCCTATGACTCACCATAGGCCGAATCGCATGGGCGCGCAAGCAAAATCGTCATCCATCGCAAAGATTCTTTGTTCACGTTTTGTTCCCTGTCCCATCCGTTCACGTTTTGTTCCCTCTTGACACGGGGCGATTCGCCATGCTATGCTGGGGCTGGCGCCAGCTGGACGAATCACCTACTGATTCGAATCAGGCGCCAGTTTACCACCGAATCGCCTAGGTTGTCAATAGGGCAAAACAGAAAAGAATGTTATTCTTTCGTCGAGTCGGGCAAAGAATCCGCTTGCGAATCGATCCAGCAAGGCCTATAAATAATGCATAGGGAAGGCAAGACGCCAAGCCCACCTGCCTCGAAAGGGCCACCACCATGACCACCACCACCCTCGTCGGCTATGTCGTTCGTTCCACCGATGCCGCCCTTGCATTCGTTGCCAGCGAGTCGGCCAAGACGGATGGCGTCAAGCCGCTTTGGATCCCGCGCAAGAAAATTGCGCTGGCAACCGAATTGGACAGCAAGACGGTCCGCGTCAAGACTGGCCAAGACGGCGAACGGAACGGAACGCCGTTCACCTTGGCCGTCGACTCGGCTTGGCTTGCCAAGGTGGCGGCCTAATCCGAATCGGATTAGATGCCGACGGCGGGGGCGCAAGCCCCCGCTTTTCTTTGCGCGGGTTATAAATCGAAATAGAATTTCGATGCAATTTCAATAGCTTAGAGGGGGCGGCGCCCCCGACCGTAAGTGACTGAAATCGTTACATAATTTGGCGCACGATTCCCTCTTGACACGCCCCGATTCGCTATGCTATGATAGAATCAGGGCGGCGCCAGCCGAACGAATCACCTAGCGCCAGAATTATACTGCCGAATCGGGTTCGTTGTCAAGCGGAATCCGCAAGTCTGCAAAAGATTTTTATTAGTCTGGGTGTGCAGATTCCCCTTGCGAATCGGATCGACTCATGCGATTGTGAGTCATCGGGAAGGCAAGAACGCCACGCCCCACGCCTAGAAAGGGCTTCTACCATGACCTACGTTATCCTCGCCGCTGGCAAAGAAGTCGCCAAGACTCACTGCCCGAATAACGCGGTATCGCTTGCGATGCTGGCTTGCAAGGCCTATGACGAATCCGACGTGAAGGTCGAATGTCATGGCGTTTGGGGTCAATACGCTGACAAGGATCTTGTCGGCAAGCCTTGCGTCCACCCTTACAACTGGCAACGGGCCAAATATGAACTAATGTCCATGTGAGGAAAAAACCCTTACTAATCAATAGGTTAGGAGGGGCGGCGCCGCAGGCGCTAACCCCTTGAAATCATTGCACAATCTGCTGCGACGATTCACTATTGACACGCCC